CCAAGTGGTCCGCGACAACTTCACCCAACCCACCACCGCCAACCCCAACCCCGTGGCGACGTTGCCCGCCGTGCAACTCAAGGGGATCCCCGTCGCGTGGCCCCGGGCGGGGTCGTCCTATCTCACGTTCCCCCTCGCGGCCGGGGACACGGGCGAGGTTCATATCCAAGATCGAAACCTCGGCCAATGGATCCAACTCGGCGACGCCGTCGATCCCGTCTCAGCCATAACCCACGCCCTCGCCGACGGCGTGTTTCATCCGAACATCCACCCGGACAACGATCCGATCACGCCCCCCACCGACGAGGCCGCGGCCGTCCTTGAGTCCGACGAGATCAAACTTGGGCGACTTGCCGCCCTCGGGGTCGCGAGACTCACCGACACCACCGCGGCCGACGTTTCGATGTCCGCTTGGATCACGTCGGTGAACGCGGCGATCTCCGCGATCGCGACGATCCTCCAAGCGCCGCCCCCCGGGACGCCGGTGGTGACCGTGACCGGGACGATCATCCCACCGATCCCGCCGTTGGATTTTGGCGTGATCTCGTCCGCCTCCTCGAAAGTGAGCGCCGAATAATGGATCTACTTCTCACCGACTACGACATGGACTTGACCAACGGCGATCTCTCGTTCGTCAACGGGGCCGAGGCGATCGGGCAAGACATCACCATGAGGCTCCGAACTTGGCTCGGTGAGACGGTCTACGACGTCTCCGCCGGGGTGCCCTATCTCCAAGTTATTTTCGCCGAGAGGAATCCCAACCTCAACTCGATCCAGTTCATTCTCGAACAAACGATCCTAAATACGCCCGGCGTGTTGACGGTTGTTCTGGATCTACAACTCAACCGCGAGGATCGAACCCTCACCGTTTCGGGATCGGCCACGTCGATCGACGGTGAGATCGACTTCACCACCTTGATCGAGGCCACGCCATGACCCTAGCTCTAACCGCCGCCGGACTCCAAACCCAAACCCAAGATCAGATCGTGGCCGAGATGGTCGCGAAACTTCGCGCCACGTTCGGAACGAACCTCAACACGTCGGCCACCTCGATCATGGGGCAGCTAGTTAACATCGTTTCGGAGTTGCGATCCCTCGATCAACAAACCCTCCTCGCGGTGTATCGGTCATTCGACCCCAACACCGCCGAGGGCGTGGCCCTCGATAGGTTGGCGACCCTCACCGGGTCCACTCGCAACGGTGCCACCTCGTCGGTGGTTCAGGGGTTTTTGACGTTCTCGGGGATCGCCACGGTCAACGACGGGGACTTGATCGAGAACTCCGACAACTCAACACAATGGCAAGCGATAAACGGGCCGTATACCTCGGCCGGCCCGTTCCCCGAGACGATCGCCGCCACGTTCCAAGCGGTGGACACCGGCCCGATCCTCGCCAACGCGAACACCAATTGGGCCCTCGTGACGGTGATCGCCGGCCTCGACGGGTTCGCCAACCCGGCCGACGACGCGGCCTTGGGCCGGGACCAAGAGACGGATCCCGACTTTCGGGTTCGTCGCCAGATCGAACTATTCTCTCAAAACGTCGGGGGCCTCGCGGCGATCCGGGCGGTGGTGTCCCGGGTGGATGGGGTCGAGACGGTGAGGGTCTACCACAACCCCGACACCCAACCCGCCGACGCCGACGGGATCCCGTTCAAAGCCTTTAACGTCCTCGTGGAAACTCAACCCACACCGCCCCCGGTCGATCTGCAAAACTCGATCGCCGATGCCATATGGTCGGCCACCGGAGCGGGGGGCGAACCCTACGGGACCGACTACGCGATCACCGTGGCGGACGAGGAGGGCCAACCCCAAACCGTCCGATTCGACCTCGTGGATCAGGTGGATATTTTTGTGGACGTCACGATCAACACGTTGGGGACCGAACAAGTGATCTCCCCCAACATCGCCGACGTAGTCACCGAGGCGATCTTGTCTCGCGCCCGATCAGACTTCTCGGACATCGGCCGAAATCAACTCGGGTTCGAGTACGTGGGGATCGTGTTCGACTTGCAAAACAGCGGGCAAATTTCCGGGGCGGTGTCGGTGACTGTTCAACTCTCGCGAGTCTCCGCGGTCGGCCCCTTCGCCGATCCCGTGGAGGTCGGGATCCGTGAACGCCCCAACTTTGAATCCCCCAACATCGCGATCACGGTGGTGGCCCTATGAGGTTCGGGACCGCGGCGCCTTGGGGCCTCGGGTCATTGTGGGGCGTGGACTCGGGGACGGGGCCGGCGGAGTTTTGCCAACTGGCGGACGAACGGGTGTTGGTTCAAATGGACGACGCCGGGGGGAATCGAAAGTTTCGAGATATGCTCTGCGACTTCGCGGAGGGGTTCGGCCACTTCTCCGACGTTGCCTTGGACGTCGGCGACGGGTTCGATCTGTCCACGGCGATCGGCGATCAACTCGACATGATCGGCGCGGTGATCGGCTTGCCCCGCCAAGGGTTCCCCGACGATCGCTACCGCGTGTTTTTGCAGATCCAAACCGACCTCGTCCTGTCCGCCGCGCGCGAAGACGGAAACTGGACCGGGACGGGTAACAACATCTTGAGGATCTGCCGAACGTTTATCGGCCCGGCGCCGGGGACGATCAACCTGATCAACTTGCCCCCGTACGATTTCAGATTGACGATCCCGGGGATCACCCTCGCCGAGTTGGAGATCCTCGCAAACTTCATTTGTGTGGCCTTATACGCCGGCGTCCTCGGCCGCGTGATCTTCATCGTCGGCGCGGGTTCCTTGTGGGACTCGGTCACCGTTGGACCGATCCCCGACGGCGGGATTTGGGCGTCGTCGTCCGTTGCCGTTTCACCCTCCGCCGTCTGGAATTTCGCATTTCCGATCGGCTCCCAACCTTGTGAGTAGTCACCATGCCAACCAAACCAGGAACAACCTACACCCACGCAACCGATCTAAACTTTGGATCCGGCCCGGCCTCGGGCCAACCGACCAAGATCGTGGACGCCGCCGCGGCGACTCAAGGATTCATCCCCGGCCAAGGGGTGGACGCCGAGGCGGTCAATTACATTTTCAACATCGCGGGCGAGTGGTTGTCGGATTGGGTGAGCCAAGGAACAAACGCCGCCGACCTCGACGCCCATATTATTGAGACCGACGCCAACGGGACGGCTTCGATCGCCGCCCTTAACGCGGGGAACACCGCGGCCACGTTCAACGCGATCACGGCCGTGGAAAACTCGGGCGCGTCGGCCACCACGATCCTGGGGACCAATAGCTCGGGCGGCGTGGGTGTGGCGGCGATCGCCACGGGCGGCGGGGTCGGCCTCTCGGCCGATGTTTTCGACACATGCGACGCCGTCGTGGGGCAGGTTCGAGGGCCTGGCGTCGCCGTCACCGGCCGCGTCTTCGCAGGGGCTACAGGGGCCGCCCTCAAGGGCGAGGGCCAAGTGGGTGGGGGTCCGGTCCTCGATCTTGAATTCAACGCCACGACGCCCGCTAGGGGCCTCGCCGCGTTGCAAGCCACCGACGAACCCACGGCCCCGGCGGCGGGGGACGTGTGGCGGCGGCCCGACGAACCGACGGCGGCCTTTGATCGACGCGGCGGGATCGAATATCAGGACGACCTCGGGGCGCCGGGTAAGACCGGGCCCGGCAAGTTGCGGGCGTGGGCGACCCCTGAGGGGGTGGAGTTTTTCCAAGCTAGTACAAGCGGCCCGATCGATTCCCCGTCGGACTCGACCGGGATCGTATCGGCGATCACCCTCACGATCCCCAAGGAATCCCCCGCAGGTGTTTACTCGATCCAATGGGCGTTGGAGATCGTCCCGTACAATTCCGGGGGGGGGGGGGGGGGCCCACGCCTACGTCGCATTCAAACAAGATGCCGTCGTCCTCCGACAAATGGCCGTAGATATGTCGAACCCCGCGCCGGCGGCCACGTACCCCGGGCCGGCGACCTCGATCGCTTCTCAAATGTTGGCGGGATCGTATCTGTTCGGGCGCGTGGTTTCGCCAGCCGTCGCGGATACTGTGTTCGAGATCGAGTTCCAGGCTTGCCCGTCCTCACCCGGCGCGCTTGAGGGCGCGCGGATAAACTTTATAACGATCGAGGCGGTGGGGGTGTTCGATGTCTAACGGCCGCGGGAAACCTCTCACCCTCGACGATGCCAAGATCGACAAGATCGCGGCGATCCTCGACCGGGGAAACTTCCGTTACGTCGTCCAACAACGACTCGGGATCAGCCCGCGCACGTTCGGGTCTTGGGTTGAAAAGGGCAAGCGCGACCGGCTCCGACGCGAGGCCGGCGAATTGGAGGATTCGATCTACTGCCGGTTCATCGACCGAGTCGAGGACGCCGAGGCCAAGGCCCATCAGCGCCTCTTGTGTGACGTGATCGAGGCCGACGATCCCAAGTGTAAAATGTGGTTCCTTGAACGTCGATGGAACAAGCTCTACTCCAAAAACCCCAACGCCGTGATCGACGACGAAACGGGCGAGACGATCAAGCGCGACATGATCGCCCAACTCGCCGAAAAACTCGCCGAATTTGTGGAGGATTGACCCCGTGAACTTGCCCGCGATCATCGAACAACTCCAGCCCCTCACCCGGGCCAAGGTGGACAAGTTGATCGCGTCGCTCAACTACGAGGAGATCGCGGTCTTGCTTTCGGATTGGGACGCGTGGTGTCTCCCCTACCAACGCCAACCCGAGGGCGAGTGGCGGCGGTGGGTCTTTCGCGCCGGCCGGGGCACGGGGAAAACATACACCGGCGCGAGAACGACCCACGAGATCGCGAGACACCGGCGCAATATCAAGACCGGGGAGATCGGTTTGATCGCCCGGACTCACTCGGACGCTAGATTCACGATGGTGGAGGGGCCCTCGGGGATCCTCGCCACGGCGCCGCCCGACTTTCGGCCGACGTGGGAACCGGGGAACGGCTTGGTCGTGTGGCCCAACAAGGTGAGGGCGAGGATCTACTCAGCCGACAAGCCCGAGTCAATCCGCGGGCCGAACTTCGCTTGGGTGTGGGCGGACGAGCCGGCGCATTGGCCCGACTTTTCCAAGACATGGTGGACGGTGATCGAACCGGCGATCCGCGTGGGCGTCGCCCGGGCGATGTTGACTACCACCCCGATCCCCTCGTCCGACCTCAAGGACTTGGAGGGCAAGCCCGGATCGGTGGTGTCCCGTGCCTCGACTTTTGATAATCCCTTTTTGCCCGAGTCGGTCCGCGAGATGTTCCGCGAACACTACGCCGGCACGCGGATCGGTCGCCAAGAGTTGGAGGGGGATTATCTCCCAACGAATGAGCGCGCCCTGTGGTCCCTCGAATCGATCGAGGCCCACCGCGTGAACAAGGCCCCCCACGATCTTGTCCGCGTCGTGGTCGCCGTGGATCCAGCGGTGACGGCCCACGAGGGAAGCGACGACACGGGGATCATCGTCGCCGGGATCGATAACCTCGGGCACTGCTACGTCCTTGAAGATCGGACCATGAAGGGCGCGCCCGTCGAGTGGGCACGCGCCGCCGTCGCGGCGGGGGTCCGCCACAAGGCCGACGCCATCGTGGCCGAGGTCAACAACGGGGGCGACCTCGTGACCTCGACGATCCGCGCGGTGGATCCTCGGGCCAACGTCCGGGCCGTCCGTGCCTCACGTGGCAAGGTGACACGGGCCGAGCCGGTGTCCGCCCTCGCCGAGCGCGGGTTGATCCACCACGTCGGCGAGTTCCGACACCTTGAGGATCAGTTGACCCAATGGGATCCGGTCCACTCCCGCAAATCCCCCGACCGCTTGGACGCCCTCGTGTGGGCGATCCACGATCTCGCACTCTCCGACAAACGGGCCGGGCCGCTCCGGGCCTATATGTGATCGACATGAAAGACAACAAACCAACACTCCGCGCCGACTCATACGCCAACGCGATCACCGGTCTGGCAACCCCGGCCGACAAGTCCTTGGGCGGCTTCCATTATCGCCGCCACGATCTCGGCGTCGAACAGCTCAATTCGATCTACGAACAGGACGCGATCGCGGCCCGCATTGTGGACCGTGTTGTGGACGACTCGATCCGCGAGGGGTTCCGCGTAGCCGGCCCCGACGCGGCGGCGTTTGACTTTGGATCGATCGACTCGGAGATCGAGGACTTGGACGCGCTCAACATCGTGGCCGACGGGTGGAGGTGGTCGAGACTTTACGGCGGAGCGCTCTTGATCTTGGTAGTCAACGACGGCCAAACGATGGATCAACCGCTCAACCTCGAAACGGCTACGCGGTTGAGTTCGATCCAAGTCGTCGAGGCCCCCTATGTTTTGCCGGCGGGGTACAATCCCGGGCTCGGGGCGCGGGCGTTCCGCAACCCCGAGCACTACGATATCACCGTGCCTTTCGGGTCGGCGAAACTCCGCCGCGTCCACCGTTCGAGGACGATCAGGATCGACGGGCTCAAGGTTTCGCCCACTCGCATGATCGCAAAAAACGGGTGGGGGCCGTCGGTGATCGATCGGGTCTACACCGAGATCTCCCAACTCGGCGAAGTCATGGGCTACTGCCGATCGATCATGCACGATATATCAATCCAGGTCTACAAGTTGGACGGGTTCAGGGATCAACTTTGCGGTTCGGCACAGTCACAGGCCGAGATGAGGCAGATCCTCGAAACGATCCGTTTCAGCGTGGACAACCTCCACGTCTTGGCCCTCGACTCGGCCGATGAATACTCGGAGGTTTCGCGCAACGTCTCGGGCCTCAAGGAGTTGACCGACAAATTCGTGGACGCCCTTGTGAGATCAACCGACATGCCCCGGACGATCCTCCTCGGCGAACAACCGGGCGGCCTTAACGCCTCGTCGGATTCGGAGATCCGCGCGTGGTTCGACCACGTCGCCAGTCAACAAAAACAGATCCTCGCGCCGGTGATTTCCCGAGTCATGGAGATCCTCTTGGCCGTTCGATCCAACCGGGGCGAGGATGTCCCCGAGGAGTGGACGATCGAGTTCCCACCGCTATGGCAACCCACCGCGGACGAGAGATCACAGACCTATCTTCGACAAGCACAAGCCGATCAGATCTATTTTTTAAACGGCGTCCTTTCGGCCGACGAGATCCGCGCGCGCCTCGTGTCCGAGGGGATGATCGAGGCGATCGAGATGCCCGAGGACGACGGGGGGGACGTTGGCACCTAAGCCCCAAGCCGTCGCGGGGTTGAATCAACCCGACCCCGTCCGCCTCGTGGACGACCTCGCGAGGAAATACCAGGCGATGAACCGGGCGGCCTTGCGCGTCGCACTGTCCGACGTCCTCCCCGCCGCCGAGTCCAAGGACCGGGGGAGACTCGCGGCGGCGCTTGAGAAGATGCAAAACGCCACCAACGACGCCCTACCCGACGACAAGATCGAGAGAGAGGCGCGCAAGTCGGGCGATCAGATCAACGCCAACCACCGCCGGTTGTTTTTCATCGCCGCCGCGATGGTTATGCGAACCAAGGTGATCGGGACCGACGCCCCGGGCGAGGAGTTGGGGATGGAAGAGATCACGACGATCACCCCCATGGCGATCGGGCCGTCCCAAGCGATCGGGCCGAGGGGGATCGGCAAGACGGCGCGGGTGTTTCAGCCGCCCCCGGGCGGTCGGCGAGTCTTGGCAACCCCTCGCCGGGTGATCCCCCGGATCAACTTTGAGCCCGAGATCTTGGCCGATCAATTTGTCGAGCAAAACATCCGATATATCTCCACCCTTCGCGATGGTGTCGCCGAGGCGGTCGGCGATCAAGTTGTCCGCGAGGTGGTCTTGGGCGAGGGCGACCCCGACAAACTCGCCAAGAGGTTGGCCGCCGAGTGGAGGAAAAAGGGCGTACCCGGCAAGATCCCGACGCGCCGACTCAAGGCCAACGGCGAACCCGTGTTTTATTCTTTGGATTCTCACTCGCGAATGATCGCCCACGATCAGATCTCCAAACTTAACGCCGGACTAAACCGCGCGAGGCAAACCGCCGCGGGGATCGAGTCGTTCGTGTGGGAGACGCAAAAGGACAACCGGGTGAGGCCCGCCCACCGTGCCCTACAAGGTCGAAAGTTCACATGGTCCGAGGGGTGGAACGGTGTCTACCCGGGCGAGCCCGTGGCGTGTCGGTGTTGGGCCAAGGCGGTGACCGACGCCCGGCAGATGATCCCCCACTTCATTAACGTGGACGACCCCGAACACCGGGGGACCGTGTTCTCGGAGCGAGGCCGCAAGGGCGCGCAACAACTCAACCCGGGGCCGGGGGCGATGCTGTGATCTCGATCTCGATCCTCGGCCGATCCTTGTCTCGGCGCTTGATCGCGTAGACCTCCAAGACTTGGCCGTCGTCGGCCAAGACTCCCGAGTGTTGGAGGGCGTCGAGGATCCCTTTGATCGGCCCGTCCACGTCGCCCCATGGGAGGCCGTCGGCGGGTCCGGTGCGGGTTAGCTTGCGAAAATAGATCGCGATCGTGACCGACACCGGGCCGACGAATCGCCACCCGTCCGAGGCGTCGGCCGCCGACGTCGCGACCACGGCGCGCGCGTGGGAATACTTCGCCGAGAGATAGGTGATCGGCTTGCCGTCCCGCGTCTTGCCTCGCCTCCAAGCCGCGTTGATCCTCAAGT